AGAAAGTAATATGGTGGACATCGAGGAGTGTAAGCTCGATAGGGAGTGGGATGCTTGGGCGACCAAAACTTTCATGTGAAGCAAGCCCAGACATTGCGACCGTCTGGTCCTGCTGTATTACAATCCTCGGGACCCCTCCACCCGAGTTCGTCCGAATCCTTGGAACCTTGATCGTCTGATTAAGCTTGAGCCCAACGCTGAATCGCTCCGTTGTCCCAATACTTGATGGGGAGATTGAGTAGACAGAGATGTTCGAAAGAGTCGGAGACCCGAACCCCTCGTGAGAAGCAATCCCGATCGCTCCGATTGGAAATCCGACCTGCGCCCGACCGAACGCTGCAAGGGATCCTGGGCTAGCGGAGAATGAACCAGGAATTCCGGCCGGCAGGACGTTCTGTTGCACTGCTGGAGAACCAAGTCCTCCAACTGGCTCAATTCCAGTCGGTTGAAGTGTGTGCGACGTCGTGTTCGATAGAGTCGGAGACCCCGCCAGGAAATAGGAACTGATCCCAAACGGTTTAACCGTTAGGATGATCATTAAGCCAGCGCCGGATCCACCGGAAAGACCGGAGGATCCGGCGAAGGCAGATCCCTTAATCCCTGATGGCTTAACCTTCAGCGCGAGACTAGGGATGCCGATAGCATCCTGGTCAGACATTGGTTACAGCATGAAGATCCGGAAGCGACCGTTATCCCACTGGATCTGGATGTCAGCGCCATTCGGCGTGACAGGCAGCCCAGTTGCTGTGTCAATGAACGCGATGAGCGGCGAGGTCGAGGCGGTCCCAGTGTCCTTGAAGATCACAACTGCCTCACACGGCGATCCCGCAGGGACCGACGAGAACGTCACGTCAGCAGCATCGAATACCCCACCACGCGGCGAGTTAGTCGTCTTGCTGGCAAGGTTACCAGACGCAGACACGCGCGCGCCAATCGGAATGTCCGACAGGAACACGTGCGCGGTCAGGTTGACCGTATGCCCACCGCTGGTGTAGGCGCCGTTGCCAGTGATATTCGCAAGTGTGTTCTGGTCCTGCAGCGAAAAGGTCGTCGAGCTCAGGACCGTAATGCTGAAGACGCCGTTCGCATTAGTGTTACCGCCAACGCCACTGATTGTGACGATGTCGCCAGTAGTGTAACCGTGTGCCGACGGAGTAGTGATTACGATCGGCGCAACGCCGTTGCCAGTACACCCGCTGACTGCAACACCATACTGGTCCAGGTCGATCAGACCACACTTGATGTTGTTCGCATTGATGTCGAAGGAAGTAGAATTAGCGTCGTTCGCATCAAGGATCATCCGACGCCCAGACTCATAGAGAGCAGAACCCATTATCGTATCTCCTGATTACTCGACGACTTCGATCATCTTCGTGTTAATCGAACTGATCGATTCCTTCCGCCCTCCCTCGTCGGTTGGCATAGGAACGTCGAAGTCTACTTGACAGTTACAGTACTTTTCTCCAGGAGACACGCTACGCACGGTCCCTCGGATAACGACTTTATCTCCCGGCTTAACGATCTTCCCGTTTACATCGTGGGGCATGAGTTATTTCTCCTTAGGTGGCGGCGGAGCAGCTTTCTTAGGCGCCAGCAAAGCCAACATCGCCGGGGTCATCTTCTTCGCATCAGGCAGCCCAGCGAGACGGCGGAACTCGTTGATCACTTCATCGTCCGGAGATAGGACAGCGCCGGACGTCGCAAGATTACGGATCACGTTCGACATCTCAGTCATGTCGCGTGACTGGACACTCTCAGCCATTGGAGTCGGCATCATCTCTTCCGGCCAACCGTTCATCATGAAGAGAGGCTTGATCAAGTCTCTCTTGATACCGCACCCAGTTTCGTAAAGAGCCCCGTCAACCCTAAGCTCAAACGCTTGACTCTTGCTCTTCGCCAGGGCATAGGACCCAACGTCACCACTGCCCAGCAGGATGTGCTCGGTTCCCATTACTATGGCGATCTCGTTCGTCAAACGGGAAATCGTTGCGGCGAGCTCTGCCTCCCCGGTCGAAGCTCCTTGGAGAAGCTCAAAGCTCCAGAGCGGGGTTCCCGTAGGGGTCTGATTTGGATCCTCAGAACGGACCAGGTCAGAATCAAGGAGGATTGAGATATCGGGATTACGGACGTGGTTCGATAGGAGATCTTTGAGAGGGCGAAGGATCTGCTTATACTGTTCCTCTGTGATCTTACCGTCCTGAACCATCTGCTTGAGCTTCGAGAGTGGCGCGCGTCCAAGAGGGACACCACGCAGATTCATCTCGAAGCCAATTCCTTCAAGCTGCTGGTATCGACGAAGACGGGTACCAGTTTCAATTACGTGGCGTAAGACTCCAAGTCCTGTCGGTGCGTCGTCAATAACATCATCGACGAGATAGAGAAGCTTCGCACGGGGAAGAACAAGCTCCTTCCCAGTATTCGGATCCCGTTGCGATACCGCTACAAGCTTCCCGCGTTCGACCCACCATCGTTCGATGGTGATCTGAGGACGTGGTTCGATCGACGCGAACCCAATCGTTCCATCCTTACGGGTCTTCGACGTCCACTCATGCAGGGAGAAGCCATACATTCGGAACATAGAAGCACGCTTCACGACTTTCGTAAGCGGGATGTCCGTGTCCTCCATAACTTCTTGAGTCTTCTCAGCAAGCTGCTTCGCTTGAGAAGAATCATCCGCAGGAGCAAACTTCCACTTCGCCTTACCAACCAGGTTGAGGTAGTAATGCAAGGAAGCAGCGACGATCGACAGATTCGCGATTAGGTTCGAATAGGTACGGAACTTCTCAGTCCCACGGGCACGAGGATCCCGTTCCTCCTCGACAATATAACCACCGTAGATAACGGTGCCACCCACGCCGACCTGGACGTTCGTTGGGACTGAAGTATTAGCAACAGAAGAAGGGACGCCAGCGGACGCCAGCGTCTCCTCGTCAGCTTCGACAGCAATCTTCTGCGCCTGCGAAGGCTTAGTAGTAGTCGCCTTGCTCGCCTTCCGTTTCGCCACCGTTATCTATTCCGATTAGTTCTGGGGCAGCGACCGAACGACTCGTACCCTTGAGCCGCAGCAGCGCAGCATACATTCTGCTGGCGGCGTCAATCTGGTCCTTGTACACACCGTTCGGGAAGACGCAGGCTTCATTCAAAAACGCGTCGTTCCACTCTGCTTGAACAAGATATACGTTACCGCCTTCCACCTGAGCGGCTAGAGGTTTTGCTCGATCTTCTTTCGAGCCAGATTCAGGGGAGAACCAAGCAGTAAAACCATGAAGAAGGTGCAAGATTGCAGACTTCTGCGAAACACCTGCCTGCCCAGGATCCTGGGGGAGGTCCTGAATCACAGACGTTCCGTCCTTCGTCGCGCAGTCTAGGATCATGTTCTCAACGTCTAATGGAGAACCTTGGATCCTATCGACGTCAAGGATATAGACGTCTCCTCTGTTTGAGAGTCCTCCCTTACAGCAGGCAGTAAATGCTCCCCCATCCTTTGTGGCAGCAAGGTCCCAACCACGAACTCGAATGAGATTCTGCGGAACATCCTTCGAGCCAACGACCTTAAAGTCCTTCTTCTTAAACATCCCGCCGCCACGCGGCGCAGGTCTCTGCTGCAGCTGCCCGGCGATCGCATAATTCCCACCCCACGAGGATAGAACAGGCTTCAGTTCACCATCAAGATAATCCTTCGGGAATCGTTCAGGCCAGAGAAGAGTGCCGGGCTCGATTCTCGGATCAACGAAGTTAATGATCGAACGGCTCTTATGTGGGTGATCAGGCTCATACTCCATAGGGAGACAGAGCAGATCGTAGTTCAATTCCTTCGCGAGAATATGCCCAGAGACGTCTCGCTCATGGACACGCTGCATAATAACGACAATCGCAGAACTCTTCGCGTCAATAATCCGAGTCGGAACTACTTCGGTGAACCATTGAAGAGTTGAATCCCGAATAACATCCGACTCCGAATCCTTCACGTTATGAGGATCGTCAATGATGAACCGATCTCCGCGCTCGCCAGTTCCAAGACCACCAACAGAGGTCGCAATCTTGAATCCGGTCTTATCAGTATCAAAGCGCACCTTCGCGCTTTGGTCCGAGGCGAGAGCATATCTATGGCCGAATGCCCGCTGGTAACGCTCAGATTGGATTAGAGAACGGCATCGTCTATTGTCGCGGATCGTGAGCGCCTCAGAGTAAGAGGCGCAGACATATCTCATGTCCGGACGATTACGTGGTCCCCACTCCCACGACGGCCAAAAGACGTTCGTCGTTAGACTCTTCATGCAACCAGGCGGGACGTTCATCAGAAGCCGACGAATCTGCCCGTCTGTCACTGCCTGCAAATGCTCACAAATCGCACCAACTGCCCAACCGTTGATGAACTTACGGCCAGGCTCGAGGCAGTCCCAATACAGCGTTATGTAGTCGAGAAGCTTATTCGCTGATTGGAGACGGTCTAGGGATGCAAGTGCAGACTGCTTATTAGATAGCAGGAACTGCAGCTGTTCCGGAGTCAATCCCTGCTGGAGCATCAATTACCGCCTCAGTAAGAAGCTGTCGTGCGAGCTCGATCTGCCCAGGAGTAAGTGAGGCAAAAATAGCGTCAATCTCAACGTTTACGTTAATATTCGCCTGATTATTGATCTGCAACATCTGCGGCACTTCATCCTTATACTCTTTAATGTGCCGCTTAGCGAAGAACTTCAGGAGATCGTCTGACTTTCGGACGCATGTGACTACAGTTCCATCCTTCGTCACGCGCTCTGAGATCACGCCCTCAATCGCTCTCCGTTCAACCTCGCGCTCAATCCCATCCTTATAGTGATCGATTGCATAGTCGCATGCCCGCTGGAACTCCGGATGCTTGTTCCGGTACACGACCATGTCGGAATGATTGACCCCGGCAAACGCAGCAGCATGGGTATAGCGCGCAGACTCTGCGAGCTTGACCAGGAAAGCGGCCCTCTCGGCAGCAGTCGGGGTCCAGGAGAACCCGGGGACCACGTTTGGCAGAGCCCCATTAACCGGGGCAGGAGATTCCCTGGGGAAGCCCCATACGGACTGAGTTTGGACTTCCATGGTGCTATTTACTGTAGCTTAGAACCAAGACTGGGCATAGAACATTCTACACCACCGAACAGGCTTCTACTCTCGGCCGAGGTAGAACCCCCACCCACACGGTAAGGCCTACGGCCCAGCTAGGACGCTAAGTCCTTAGAGGCCCTTTAAATCCTTCCTCCAACCTGAGGTTCCAGCGCCCTTTGAAGTTCGATTCTCTAAGTGTTTGCCTCTACTGCTCTTATCCAACCTACTAACCTACTACAACCTAAATATAGTAAGTAAAGGTAAAGGGCACCTAAGCCTATGTCCGATATAGGCATTGCTATAGGCCACAGGGCTTTCCTGTGCCAACATAGGCCCCAACAGATTTACTTCGGGGCGTGAAAATGCTGGCTTGAGGTTCTGAGGTTGGATAAACCCCGCGCTCTACGGGACTTAGAGCGTCTAACTTCGCCTCAACTGGAAGGAGGCAAGTTACAGTAGGTGTGATAACCAGCTAAGAGGACGGAGCTTAGAGCAGCAGTTTATAGAGTTGGTAAGGTCCCAACCCCACACAGCACTGCCTAGCATCTGCCCAGCGGCCGTTGACAGGGAGTAGGGGACAATGGGCGAGCCTACAGCGGCCCAGCGACCACGAGACGCCACTTTTACAGGATATACAGAGTCCACGTCGATTACTTTACCGCCCGCCCCGAAAATCCCACTTACATCTTCTCTCTACTCTTCCAGCGGGAACAAAGGAACATTACGGTAAACAGCATATCCGCTTCTCGACCTTCTGGATCCAACCCACTAATCATACAAGTCTTATCAACCTGTTCGTCAACCTTAGCCACGAAGTCGCATCTTCCAACCATTGTACACAACACATCGATTCGCTTAACGAGGTGGTCAACCAGACCATCCACTTCAAGCGCATCAGGCAGGTCACTACTAATAAGGATCTGCCTCATATCTTCTTCAATACTCATGGCATTATACTTCATCTTTGGCAACATCGATTCCGTCCGGAAGATGATCGCTTAGCACTTCAGCAACCCGACCTCTCCTCTCAGCCGTGTCTCCCTCGCCAGCTAGAAGTCTTGCAACCCCGACTGCCAGCTGCCT